GAAGAACGAGACAAATCAAAATACATCCGACTGCTCACCGAGTACATTGGAAAGTTTGTTAGAGATAAATTGGAGCTCTATGGAACCGAATAAAGAACTAAAACAGGCAATCGAGAGCAAATTCTTGACACCTTCCAAGTTTGCTTTGGAGATTGAGAAGATCGTTGTTGAAGAAAAATTCAACTATATTGATGCTATCTGCCATTATTGTGAAATCAATGAACTTGAGGTAGAATCGGTAACAAAACTCATTTCAAAACCTTTGAAAGAGAAATTGAAGTGGGACGCAACCCGTCTAAACTTTATGAAGCGAACTTCAAGAGCAAAACTTCCCCTGTAAATAAATATCTTTATTATGAGAAGAGGAAAATTAATGAAATCTTTCGCACAGTTCTTAACTGCCTGCGCTATTTCTAGTCCTGTTTTTGCTAATGACCTGAAAGAATACTATTATGGTGATAGTATTGCAGTAGGATATGGTGGAAAGACTGCTGGTTCTAGAAGAGTGGGTGCAAGTCCTGAAGAAGTTTTATCATACATCGAAAGAGATCTTAGAGATAACCCTGAAAAGTTCAGGGGTCAAACTGTTAATATTTCAACGGGTGTAAGTAATAATCCTAGTGATTTTGGATCTATTGAACGACAGTTAGCACGATTGCAACAAGCTGGTGCAAAGGTGAATGTTCTTGGTGCAGCAAGAGGTAGATATGATAAAGAGAATGAGAGGTTAGCATCACTATCATCACAATATGGTGCCACTTTTAGGGGTGGGTTTGTTCCAGGTAGAGATGGAGTTCACCCAAGAAGTTACGCATCCTATGATACAGGAGCAAAATCCCAAAACACTTCAAGACCATCTTTAAACTCTTCAAGGTCTAATACCACTAAAGTTTCACGGGGCGCATTAGATACTCCTTCTTCAAGTAGAGTTCTTGCTAAACTCAAAGGGGTAACCGGTGAACTTAATAAATCCACTGGCAAATTTACCAAGAGGGAATGGTCTTCTACTGAAGGTAGTAGATACAAAAAATACGGAGGAAAGTAATTTTTGAAATTTGTCATGTCACCCTTTGAAACCTATCAACACTATCTCTCATTAAAAAACCATTTCACAAACCCCAAATACGATTTCTTTAAGTACGGTGCGAAAACCCGTGCTAGTATCACCTCTTTTAACAAGAGGAAAGATAAGTACTGGTTCGAGAAGACCTCTCGCAAATATTCCGATGAAGAAGTCGTTGATTTTTTAGTATCTAATTTTTCTGCCGCAGATAACCCACAAAACTTATGGATTGGCGAAATTATCAATTCTGGCGAAAGAGTGTACGCCGAGTGGATGAAAAGGAGACAGAGTTCCACTTACTTGTTCAAAGAACAAAGCAACGAATTATTCTGTCAGAACGAATTCAAGAATCTATTCGACTGTTCCAAAGGACACCCAGTTCTTCTGAAAGCGTATCTAAGCGGAAGATTGTCGCTAGAAAACTTCGTGATCTACAACAAAATCTTCCATTTTTCAGAAAACTTCGATAAGAAGTTAGACGATCCAGTGTGGGAAACCGTAAGTCTTAAATTGAAAAAATATAGTCCTTTCATAAATATTGACGTATTCAATTATAAAAAGATATTACGGAATCTGCTAGATGAGTGACTTTTTCGACTCCGAAATAATTCAGGAAGAATTAAAAGAAATCAATAACCTTCAAGAGAGAATCTATGGTTCTCTTTTTGGTTTTGGTACAATGTCCAGGGAAGATAAACTTGAACATATTGATATCCTGACAGACTTGCTGGAACGACAAAAAGTCATGTATACTAGGTTATCTCTTTCAGACGATCCCAAAGCGATTGAGATGAAAGAGAATCTCCGCAAGTCAGTAGCAATGATGGGTTTCCCACCTGAGACTGACTTGACTATGCTTTTCAATAGTATGAATGCAACGATCGAGGCACTCAGAAAATACGTTGACGCCTGATCGATTTCTTGTTATACTATCCAAGCAAATCCAAAACATCCAACCCAATCCGAGGTAATCCAAATGTCTTTCGCAGACCTTAAAAAGCAATCTAAACTGGGCTCCCTGACTCAAAAACTGGTCAAGGAAGTCGAAAAGATGAACAACAACGGCAGCGGTTCTTCCGATGACCGTTTCTGGAAACTGGAATGTGACAAGAGCGGCAATGGTTATGCCGTTATCCGTTTCCTGCCTGCTCCCGATGGTGAAGATCTCCCCTTCGTGAAACTGTACTCTCACGCCTTCCAAGGTCCTGGCGGTTGGTACATCGAGAACTCTTTGACCACTCTGGGACAGAAAGATCCTGTGTCTGAGTACAACTCTATGCTGTGGAACAACGGCACTGACGCAGGTAAGGATGCTGCCCGTAAGCAGAAGCGTAAACTGACTTACATCAGCAACATCTATGTTGTGAAAGATCCTGCTAACCCTCAGAATGAAGGTAAAGTGATGCTGTACAAGTACGGCAAAAAGATCTTTGACAAACTGACTGCTGCAATGCAACCCGAGTTTGAGGATGAAGAAGCAATCGATCCGTTCGACTTCTGGCAAGGTGCCAACTTCAAACTGAAAGCAAAGAACGTTGCTGGTTACCGCAACTATGACTCTTCTGAGTTTGCACGTCAAGATGCACTTCTCGAAGATGATGATGCCATGGAGGCAATCTGGAAGAAGCAATCTTCTCTCCAAGAGTTCGTTGCTGCTGACCAGTTCAAGGACTACGACACCCTGAAGAAGCGCCTGGACTATGTTCTTGGTAACAAGGGCACTCCTCGTTTCCAAGATGAAGAGTCCGTGATGGAAGAGCGTCAGTTTGAAGCAGAGCGTCGTGGTACTGCACCCGCAGTGACTTCTACCCCTGGTGACTACAACACAGATGATGCTGGATTCAACGATCCTGATATCACTCTCGGTTCTAACACCAACGAAGAAGACGATACCCTTGCATACTTTGCACGTCTTGCTCAGGAGTGAAACGCTGGACTTACGAGAGAGCGTGTTTAACGCTCCTCGTTATTGCTACTTATTATAGTTTGTTGTTCAAGTGAAGTCTGATTACCATATCGACCGAATAAGCAAATCTGATGCCGCAGATCTTCTTCTGCGGTATCATTATTTGAAGGATATCTCCAAAGGATTTAAGTCAGGATATAATTATGGTCTTTATGAGAACAATGACTTTTGTCCGTTAAACATCGGTGGTGTTCAGGGAGTCTGTATTTTTACAGGTCTCCCTGTTCCCGAAATTGCAAAAGGTGCTTTCGGTTTAGAACGTCATGAACAAGAAGGGTTGTTTGAATTATCACGACTTTGCATACGCCCTGACACTCAGCAAACAGAATATAATATTACTTCCTGGTTCGTTGCCAGGTGTATCAAAAGACTTAAAAAAGAAACCAAAGTTCGCGCAATTATTTCCTACGCTGATAGCGAGTATCACAATGGCACAATTTATCGTGCTTGCAACTTTCGCTACTGTGGTCTATCAGACAGAAAGAAAGATTTTTACTTTGCAGACGGAACCAAACATTCCAGAGGAAGCATCAAAGGAGAAGAAGGTGAATGGAGAGATCGAACACAAAAGCATCGATATGTAATGGTGTTCGATAAGAGTTTAGATCTGTTATGGTCCGATAAGTCTAGTATTCTCAGTTCTGATTAACTTCTCATTGATAGATTGAGAACTCTCACCATAGTTCATAATTTCTCTTATCTCTCTAATAAACTGTCCAGCGTAATTAGATTTTAATAATTCGATCCTTCTCTTCTTTTCATTTTCTCTGGTTTCATATTCAAAATTCGAAACACCGATTACGGGGTTGATATCATTATTGCCACTGTACTCGGTGTTTTCATATGCACCAATACCCGTATAAGTTCCCTCATATGGTGCAGGAATAGTAAACTCCTTATTTACAATCTGACCAGCGGGAAGAACTAATCTACCTTTCGAATCATTAATTTTGATTGTTTCATAATGATGTACATCATTTAATTCTGTACCATACTTACTTTCTGCATATCGATAGATATCACGATTAGATAATGGCCATTCTGTTTTGATATTTGTGATACCAGAACTGAGTATAACAATCCAATCTAATTCAGGTGATCCATAGATCCTATCCGCAATAGTATCAGGTCTCTCACCATCTCTAATGGTATACTTTTCATAGAGAGCAACTTGATCTTTGATTTGATCTCTGATTTTCACTCTGCGGAAAAGATTTTTAATTACCACATATTCTCTTGATGAAATCTTATGTACAAGATTTGATTGATATGCAACGTTGGGTAACTCTCTAAAATAAGACATCAGTAACCTACTCCTAAACCTGCTGCTGGTGAATCATAATCATCTGCGTAAACTGGGTTCATTTCGGTGAATTGTAATGTCATTCTCATATGAACTGGCGTTCCATCATCATAAGTTGCATACGTACCAGATGCTGTGTAGTCAACATTCATTGATGTTAAAAACCCAGTCTTCATTTTATTCAAGAATGGATGCTCTCTGCCTCTGTGATTGTATGCGAATTTAAATAGTTTTGGAGATCTGATGAACAGAGATTTGGGATCTCCTTTTCTTGGACTCATCGATTTCTTGATCATCCTAATAATATCTTTCACAACTATCGCTTCACCTGCATCTCTTGGAGCAAAATCAAAGATAAACGGGAATGATCTTAATTGAACACCATTGAAAAGTAGTTCAAGATTTGATTGAAGAACTAAACCTTGTGATCTAGAAATGATAGATGATGCAGAAACGTTTGCACCAAGTTGATTCAATGCTATTCCAGATAAAGAAGCAGTGAGAGCATTGATATTTTCTTCACTTAATACCTTTGAGGTAATTCCTGCATTTGCTAAAACTTGTGCTGCTGATGGTCTATCACCTTTTTGTCCACCTTTTATAAATGCAGATGTTAAATCTAATCCTGCTTGTTGTAGGGGATTTAACGTATCAGAAGCATAATCTACGGCAACACTATCCGAAACACTCTGTGGTATTGGCAAGATAATATAAGATGCATTCTTTTGAAGTTTCTTTGCTTCTTTTGCAACATCTTCGTTATTACTATCAGAAAAAATTTCTTCTATCTTATCTGCTCTGGGCGTTATTCCAATTAATCCAGAACTATTTTTACCTTTTTCTTTTTCATAATCAAAAATTGTTATTGAAAGAAAGTCAGTAGCAGACTCTAACATCCTTTGTGGATATACCAATCGAATTGGTTCCTCAGTTCCTGTATTACTAGCATTCTGTGGTGTTGTTGTACCAGCATTCTCTGCTGCTATCTCAGCAGCATCATCGGAAGAAGTTGTACTGACTTGTCTTGATCGCGCTCTCGCTCTATTAGCAGCGATCATTTCTTC